GAAGCCTCAAGGTAATCCTCATCCGTATAATATGGGTCGAAGGCCTCAAAGATAGCTGAAGTGATTTGATAGCTTATTCCTCTTGATGGTGCGCCGGGCAGGGACGGCATGGTTCTTGTTTTCACCTTGCCCAGCACGTAGCTTTTACCACCGCGTTCATAGGTGAGTTTTCCAAGTCCAAGTTTCGGATTCAGGATGCTGTTAAGGCTGCGCAAGGCCGCATCAAGTTCAGAGGAGACAACCGCAAACTTGACCTTGATGGCTTTCGCAGTGAAATAGGCATCGCCCACTGAGGTTACACCGTCCTGGAATGGGCTTGCCGAAGTCATAAAATCCGCTTCAAGCCCGCCAAGATCGTCAACATCAAGCCACCTGTAAGAACCGCTTTCGTCAAAGATAACAGCCTGGCCTAAAGCATTTGTATAAATCAGTCGTTCCAAAAGGTCACCTCCTTAAAGCCCTGTGGCAGATGCCAGTTGCTTATTTAATAGATCTATCTCATGCCTTGCCTGGGAGAAGCTCTGCACATTGAAGGTCAGGTTGGTAGAGCGATTTCCCTGCAGGGCTGAATCGCCTTCTGCCGTCGCTCTCCCTTTTGGTACCGAGCCTTCAACCTCCAGACTTCCTCCTGCGGTAAGTTGAGTGCTCATCGTATCCATTGCCGCCTGCACAAGTCCGGCATTTCCAGTGATGCCCCTCGCAATCCCTGCCGGAATCCATTTGCCGACCTCATCCGCCATCACCTTTGAAGGTGAACTGATGCCAAGGGAACTTTTAATGCTTGAAATCAGTGAACTGGCAAATTCTTTGATTTTTTTCTTAATCCAGCTCATCATGCCGTTCATGCCGTTCCAAAGTCCGGTCACCAGGTCTTTGCCGACCTGCAGTATCTCTTTTGGCAATGCCTTGAAATACTCTACAATACTAGCCACGACCTTAGGCAGTTCTTCTCCTGCCTTTGTGATCAGGTTTCCCGCCCATGTGCCTATCGCGCTGATCACTCCTGAAATGGCGTTTGTGATCTTGCCGGGCAAGGATGCAAAAAAAGATGCTATGCTCCCGATTACAATGGGGATATTTAAAGCCACCCAGGCGGCGAGGTTCATTCCCCAAAGGGAAATGGCGCTTAGCACACTGGCAACCGTTTCAGATATTCTGGTTGGAAGTTCAGCGAAGAACTGAGTAATACTTTCAATAATTACTGGTATGGTTTCGATAACCCACATGGCGAGATCGATTCCAAACTTAAGGACGCTGCCGATGACAAGCCCCAGTGCAGATCCGATGTTTGCAGGAAGGTCGTTAAAAAACTGTATGATTGCAATGAGTGCACTGCTAAACGAGGCTTTAACCGTTTCCCAAAGTCCGGCGAAGAATAGCTTTATTTGGTCCCAATACTGATAGATAAGTAGCGGCACTCCTATAAATGGCATTAGCACAGCAAGAATAAAACTTCCCCACTGGCCAAAGAAATTCTGCAGCCAGCTCCATATATCGGAAAAGAAACTTTTAACACCTTCCCATGCGCTTGTGAAGGTGGCGCTGACGCTTTCCCAGAGATTAGTAAAGAATCCCTTTATTTCAGACCAGTTGCTGATGATCAAATACGCCGCAGCAGCAATGGCGGCAATGACCAGAAGGGCAATGCCTCCAGGCCCGGTGAGCGCGCCAAGCGCTGATGCAAGGCCGCCGCCCTTGGATAAAACACCTGCTGCTTTGGAAACCGCTCCAACCGCGCCGCCAAGTCCGGTAGTAAGCCCACCCACAATGGATAAAACCGGACCTATTGCGGCTGCTATCCCAGCCATAGCCAATATGAATTTTTGAGTGCCTTCGTCCATTTCAGAAAACCTTTGGATAAGGCCATTGAGTTTTTGCAGTATTGGCGTAATGATTGGAAGAAGATTCTGCCCCAAAGTGGCTGCCGCTTCCTTCAAGGATTCCTGCACGATTCTGAGCTGATTGGCGGTACCACCGCTTGTCCTCGCAAAATCCCCCTGGGCGTTTTTTGTTGCGTCCATTACGAACGCATATCGGAGGGCGACCTTTTCAGCTTGCGTCATCTCGTCATAGGCTTTTTTCTGTCCGCTAGCCAGTGCATAAGCCTCAAGGGTGCTGTCCTGCATAACAACACCGAGTGACTTAAGCGACTCCCCCTCTCCGGTAAATATGCCCTTTAAGGCGGTCTGCGCTTCCTCGATTCCTATGTTTTTAAAGGAGGCAAGATCCCCGGCAAGCCCGACCAGGCTCTCGGACATTTTGGCAGCTTCCTGTGGAGTCTGACCCATGGCTGTTCCCATATCCCCAAACAAGGCCGCCATATCAAGAGCCGTTCCCTTGGCAATGCCAAAGGACTCAAGGGTCGTTTCCGACCATTTTTTCACTTCATCGGCTGAGCCTTGAAAGGCAACATTGACCTTGTTTGTGGATTCCTCAAGGTCGGATGCGAACTTGATGGAGGCCGCAGCCGCTCCTGCGATAGGCAGGGTGACTCCGGTAGTGAGACTAGAACCAAGGGAGGATATTTCCTGTCCGGCGCTTTTTAGTTCTTTTGCCGCTTTTTTAAGGCCCTTTTGCATATCCGTCAGATCCGCGCCAACCTTGACCATTAGTGAACGAATTACGGTACTCATCTCATCCCTCCCATCTCGCCAAGCGCTTTATTCATTGAAGCGGCTATTGTCTTAACAACATCTTCCTTGCTCTCATCCGCAGCAGGGCGTAAAAAGGGGCGTTCCTTTGCGACGCCCACACTTTTGCCATTAACAATGATTCGATGTCCAAGTTCAAGAGGCACGGCATAAGCGACTTCCCTTGTAAAGGTGACTTTGGAGAAGACCAGATAAGGGTATTTGTCGCTTTTCTTGGCCTTGACCATTTTAAGCCTTCGCTTCAGATCTCCCGAATCCACTGGGACTTTGATTTTCGCCTTGCGGAGCACCTCGCCTCCTGCTTCATTGGAACCATTCAACAGGTGCGGAATGGCTTCGTCTCCTAGCTTTTGAAATGCTGAAATTAGTTCATCAAGTCCCTCAACTGTGGTTTGACTCTTGCTGTATATCGCCATAAACCTCGATCACCTCCCCTCCGAAAGCTGCGTTGAGGAGTCTTGCCATGCCCATCATTTCCTCGTTGCTTTGCTGCCTTCCGTTTGATTTTTCTTCCTTAAGCAAGCTTCCGAGAGCGGGCAGCCTTTTCTGCCTGGCAAGCGCTTCGATGTGCCAGGCGAGGAATATCATTTCATTCATCCTTCTCTTTTGATTTCGGATTCTGCCCTCGGCCATAGAGACAAGCTCTGCATAGGTGAGCAGCCAAAACTCCTCCGGTCTTAAGGAAAGTTCGCCGACTCCTATGCAAAATTCCGCCGAAAAGTCCAACCATTCAGGCTTTACTTCTTCGGCGGATTTGCGTTTGGGTGGCCATTCTCCTTTTGAAAAGCCGCTTCAATCGCCTTTGTGATTGAAGTGATTACTTCAGTGATGCTTTCCGCATATTCGTCGATCAGCTCACATGTCTTTTGTAAAGTAAGTTCCTTATCCTCCTGCTTGAGCATGATCCAAAGGATTTTTGAGCAGACATCCATAGACATCTCGTCATTCAACTCCATGAGTTTAATGCCAGTCAGCTGCTCGAATTCCACCATTGCACCCATGCCGAAACGGAGCTTTCTCGGTCTGTCCAAATCGATCATAATAAAAGGTATTGCCATATCTCTATCCTCCTAACAAAATGAATGGGTGGATTTCGGGCCACCCTCCCGGCTTTCCTTTACGGACGGTTGATCCTAATCGTGTAAACCTTCGGCGCTTTGTTTGTTTCCTGAACAGTAATGGTGACAATGGTCACGCTGACTGCCGAGCCGAGGACGATTGCGCTGGAGGCTGTTCCCGAAGCCACCACCTGGCTTGCTCCGTTTGCCGTAATGGTGATAGTTCCCGCTGAAGCAGTCGGCGTAATTGTCACGCTGGCGATACCCGTAAGTACTGATGCGACGTAATCGATTGTGCCCGCGGCAAAGGCGGGGGCAAGCACTGCGGAGTTTGATATGGCAAGAGCAGAAAGCCCTGTCGAGGTAGCGACTGCGAAAACGGGTTTTCCTGTCGGCTTGATGGTTGCAGAAAATGGGATTTTGTCATCGATAGGCGCATCCCCTATTTTCAGGTTCGTGATATAGCCCTGAAAGGTCCAGGTGCTGCCTGTCGAGGAAGGGAATGTGATGACCCCGGTTCTGGCTGTCCTGCTGTTCAAATCTGAGAGCATCGCCTGCTGACCCGAGACATCGGTAAAT